GGCGGCAGTTATCCGATTTTATCCTGCCCAGGCGCGGCCGGTATCTCATGACGCCCAACCAGGCCACAAGGGGTGATCCGGTTGGATCGAGGATGATAAATGAAACTCCCATCTTTGCTCTCAGAACGCTTGCGGCGGGCCTTATGGCTGGTCTTACTTCTCCTGCTCGCCCTTGGTTTCGGCTTTCTATCCGGGACATGGATGTATCCGATAACACACCCGTCCGTCTGTGGCTTGATGAAGTAACCAAACGCTTACTTACGGTGCTCTCCCAGAGCAACGGTTACAACGCCTTGCACGTCATCTACGAGGAACTGGGCTGCTTTGGCACGGGGTGCATGCTGATCGAGGAAGACTACGATGATGTTATCAGGTGTCAGACCCTCACAGCCGGCGAGTATTACCTGGCGTCTTCCGGAAAGAATCAAATTGATACTCTTTACCGGGAATATGTGCTTGCCACCGGTCAAGTTGTTGAACGATTTGGACTTGAGGCTTGCAGTCCCCAGGTCAAAAGTCTTTGGGCCTCAGGGCAGCTCGATAAAGAAGTAAACGTGGCCCAGGCAATCGAGCCAAACGACGACCGCGCTCCCCAGGTCCCGGGGCTAAAAGGCCGAAAGTTCAGATCTGTAATCTGGGAATGGGGACAGAGTCAAAACCTGGTGTTAGAGCTTCGAGGCTATCACGAGCAGCCCTTTTGCGCTCCGAGGTGGCATGTTATCGGAAACGATTCGTACGGCAGGTCCCCGGGCATGGAGGCGCTCGCAAGCTCGAAGATGCTCCAGCAGTTGGAGAAACGGACCGCCCAGGCGATAGACAAGGTGCTAAACCCTCCGATGGTGGCCGATGTGTCAATGAAAAACGAGCCGGCCTCCTTACTTCCGGGCGGGGTGACTTACGTGGCAAACCTTGCACAAAGCGGCTTTAAACCAGCGTATGAAGTCCCTCCAAATATCCAGGGCGCAGAGGAAAAGATAGCGAAGGCCGAGGAAAGGATCAATCGAGCTTTCTTTGCCGATCTATTCCTGATGATCTCGCAGCTTGATACCGTGAGGACTGCGACGGAAATCATCGAGCGAAAGCAGGAAAAGATGCTGATGCTCGGACCGTTTCTTGAGCGCAGCCAGTTCGAGCTGATAAACCCGATGATCGACCGGGTATTTGCAATGATGCACCGGGCCGGGCTGCTTCCACCGGCGCCGCCTGAAATACGGAATCGCGCTCTTGATATCGAAACGATCTCAACTCTTGCCGATGCGCAGAAATCCACTGCCACAACGGGTATCGAGCGGCTGGTGGCCTTTGTTGGAAACCTGGCCGCAGCCAAACCCGAAGTGCTCGATAACGTGGACATGGACGAAACGGTGCGCGAGTACGCGGACCTTATCGGGGTAACGCAAAAACTCATTGTAGCGCAGCAAAAGCGGGACGCGGTGAGGAAGCAGAGATCCCAGCAGGCGGCAGCCGCCCAGGCGGCGCAGATGAGCATGGCTGGAGTTCAGGGGGCGAAGACCTTGAGCGAGACGGACGTGGGCGGAGGGCAGAGCGCGCTGCATAAGATGCTTGGGTATGGGCAGGCCGGTGGAGGAGTGGCGCAATGATAATCATTCGAGAGCGGGCCGAAATTATTTGCCCGTGTGATACGTGCCCGAACAACCAGCAGTCCCCGAATATGGGGTGTGCTTGCAACAAGCTTTGGACAGCGCGCTTTCAAATGATCCTTAACGAGGAACCCTGGGAAACAGCAGCAGAGGAAGGGGCATAAATGAGCCATGGCCAATATGCAAAAGCAAAGAATAACGGCGCGGGCGTAATGCCGCAGAGGGTGCAGGTGCAGATTCCTAATGTCGCCGCCTGTGCGAGTTATCATTGCCCGAATTGCATGAACAATATCTTTGAACGGGCGGTTAGGATTTTTGAAATATCCGCCCTGCTCTCCCCGATAGGAGTGGCGCAGCCAGCGGAGCAGGAAGTACTGCGCTGCACGCATTGCGGGCTGGCATGGGAGCAGACATCGCTTCGGAAGCTGACGGCGAAAGAACGTGAAGACCTGGTGGCGGAGATGAAGGCAAAGCAGGCTGCTTTGGTCGCGGAGAAGGAAACGACCATGCAACAACAGGCGGCGGCCGGTGAAGTTGTTGAGACGCTTCCAGTCCCGGGATCTCTCGCGGCATGAGGCAAAGATTAACCGTACCGTGTCCCTTCTGCGGAGGGCAGGCGCTTTGGAGCTATAACGAAGAGCGGATGTGCGGATGCGTCACATGGGACTGTCCGATCAAGGGAATTCTGATGACCAAAGAACAGTGGGAGAAACGGGCGACAAATGGCTGAAGAGCAAACCGCATACAACGCAGGCGACGCCCAGCAGGTGGCCAAAGCCAAAAGCAGGCAGAAGACCCGCGAGCTGCAAAAGAAAGCGGCGCTTCGTAAAATCATGTCAGATCCCGAGGGACGCATGTGGATGTGGGACCTTCTTTCTCGATGCGGGGTTTACCATAGTTCATATTCATCGGATGCTTTGGCAATGGCTTTCCATGAGGGGCATAGGAATATCGGGCTACATCTGACGGCTGAAATCAATCGGCTGAGCCCGGAGTTGTATACAAGGATGGTGAGTGAGAATCAGGAGAAAGAAAAGGACTGAACCACGGATGACACGGATTTACACGGACAAACCCAGGGCGCATGCCCACATGACCGCTACGACGGCATAACAGAGGGGCGAACGCGGGCCGCAAGATGCGCGTGACAGGCCGGAGAGACGGCCAGCCTAAGATTTCTATAGGGGGTCCGCTTTAGCCCGGCCAGGCGAGAGCGGCGAATAGAATAACTAAGGAGGCATGTCGGTGCCGACACATCGACTGCCTCCTTTTTTATTGCCCCCGGCAGCATGTCACATAACACGCCATGTCACATAACATGAGGGGACTCAATGCAGCGGCATCTCAAATATGTTCACGACCTGGTCAAGGGCAAGCCCGTTCATCTTCGAAGCCCGAAGTGGCACAAGGTGGAGAAAGCCCACCTGGCGAAAGAACCCGCTTGTCAGTGGTGCGGGGCAAAGGTCGAGCTGGATGCAAACGGGAAGCCCAAGAAGCCCGGCCCAAAGCTCCAGGTGCATCACATCGCGCCCTTTCACCTTGCGCCGGCGCTCGAACTGGACCCAGCGAATTTCATTACCCTCTGCGAAGAGGGCGGATATCTCAACTGTCATTTGTTTCATGGCCACAACGGGGATTGGAAGAGCTTCAACGACAAGGTGCGCGAGGATTGCGAAGAGCACGCCAAAGATCCGGAGCGCCAGATCCTGGAAGCCGTGAGAAAACAGGACCCCAAATTATATGAATTTCTGGTGAAAGCCAGAATTGAAAGGAAGAAACATGCCTGATTCGCAGGTAATAAGCGGGACCAGATTCGTTGGCAATTCGCCCGAGGACTTTTTGGAGTTCGGAAGGATGTTGTGCGTGGCCAAGCTGCAACAATTAGGACGTATCGTGGACGCAGAGATTAATCGGCTGATCGAGGATCTGAAATCGGATGTTCATACATGTACTTCACATCCGCCCATCCTAATAGCGGCTGAAGAAACTGTGGATCTAACCGAACAAGATAAAGCGGTTTTACGGAATCGTCCGGATAATGCCGCCACTCAAGGACAAGATGGGGAACCTGGTCAATAAAGATCATATCGCATTCGTGATGTTCCATGATGCCATGTGGTCTGGAGATAATGCATCTTATTTTGGTCACTTTGTAGCTTTCAGACATGGCTTCCCCCTTGGTTGTGGTTTGCACGATATCACAACACTACAAAAATGAAAGGTAAACGGTATGCCTGATCCAGAACCGACCCCAAGCCCGACACCAACACCAGCTCCCGATACAGGGATTAATCCCCCCGCTCCTTTGATTGGGGACCCTCCCGCTCCTGAGCCGATTCCGACTCCCGAGCCAACTCCGGAGCCGAAACTTGGTCCGGACGGAAAGCCATTGCCGCCGGAGCCCAAACTAGGGCCGGACGGTAAACCAATAGAAGAAAAGCCGGAGCCTCGCGCTCTGGAGGAATATACGGAATTTACAATCCCGGAAGGGACTACCCTCGATGAGCAGACCGCGACCGAGTTCAAGGGGCTGGCAAAAGAGCTTGACCTGACTCAGGAGCAAGCACAGAAGCTGCTCGATTTTGGAGGGGGGAAACTGCGGGCTCAGATTGAGGCCCCCTACAAGCTGTGGGCTGAGACCCAGGCGAAGTGGCAGGCTGAGGTAAAGGCGGACCCCGATATTGGCGGAACGAAGTTCGAGCAGAGCATCAAGGATGCGGCTCAAATCTTTGTGCCCGGAGAGTCAAACCCGTTCGTGAAAGATGAGGCAGAGGCCAAGAGCCTGAGAGATGCGCTCAACATGACGGGGGCCGGGAATAATCCCGCTATTGTGAAGTTGTTTGTGAAGATGGGGACCTTGCTTAAAGAGCCGGGATCGCTTTCGGGCGGCCCGGTGAAAGACACGCAGGACACCCTTCTTGCGAAAATGTACCCAACGATGAACGAAACGCAGACTGAAGGTAGATAGGCTGAAGGGGTTTAGGTACTGCCTAACAGCCTTCAGCCTTCAGCCTAATAACCTGGAACGGAGTGACAAATGGCGACTATAGGACCCGTAGCATTGACACTGGCGGACTGGGCCAGACGGATAGATGACGACGGAAAGATTGCCGAGATCATCAATCTTTTGTCTCAGACCAATGAAATCTTAGACGACATGCTCTGGGTGGAAGGGAATCTTCCGACCGGGCATAAAACGACCATCCGAACAGGCTTGCCGAGCGCATACTGGCGGCTCTTAAATCAAGGCGTGCCCAGGGGCAAATCGACCACTGCCCAGATCACCGAGACCTGCGGAATGCTCGAGACCTACTCGGATATCGACGTCGACCTGGTGGCGCTTTCCGGTAACGACCGCGCTTTCAGGCTCTCTGAGGAGCTGGCATTTCTTGAGGGCATGAACCAGCAGATGGCCGGGATAAACGTGGATTCGGTTTACTTTGTGACCCAAAGGACCATTCCCGGTGTGAACGGCGGAAATCCCGTGAAATACGTCGAGCGGATGAACGCCAGGAACTTTCTATCATCGATGGGTCCCGGACTAAACACTTCCGGGATGACGGCCGATGTGACAAAGGCGTGGTTTGTAGACTGTGGGCTTCAGTATTCGGGAAGCCCGGCGACGGTGATTAGCGGATTGGATCATCTCAACGGGGCTACTGTAAGCATTCTTGCCGATGGAAGCGTTCAGCCCCAGCAGGTGGTGTCCGGGGGAACCGTTACGCTGCAAAATGCAGCAAGCCTTGTGACCGTCGGGCTGCCTTACGTCTCGCAGCTCCGGACCCTTTGCATGGAACCTGAAGGGATGGTGATGCAGGTCCAGGATTACCGCAAGAAAATAGCGGCGGTCGCGGTGAGGGTAGCGGACACAAGGGGCCTTAAGGTCGGGCCGGACTTCACGAGGCTTACCGAGATAAAGGAGCGGACGGCATCGGTGAGTATGGGGGCGGCTGTGCCGCTTTTTACGGGGGATGAAAGATTAATAATATCAGCGGATTATTTGGTGGATGACGATGTTTGCATCCAGCAGGACAACCCGCTTCCGTGTACGGTTTTGGGGGTGATTCCGGAGGTGAGTATTGGGGACGGGCCGGGGTAGGGCTTTTCACCACGAAGCTTGCTATGTTGCAGTAAGCCTTGCATTTAGCTGAAAACGGCTATACTCGCTTTGATTTGAGCCAATGGCAAGTTGGTTAACACGAATCAAAGGAGGAGCATAGCCGTGAAACGAAATAAACCAA